CAGTATTCCCTGTAGGTCCGGTTTGTCCAGTATTTCCTGTGGGTCCTGTTCCCATAGGTCCTGTAGGTCCTGTTCGTCCAGTAGGACCAGTATTCCCCGTAGGTCCAGTTCCTACTGCTCCTGTAGGTCCAGTATTTCCTGTGGGTCCAGTATTCCCTGTAGGTCCAGTTCCTATCGGTCCAGTATTTCCTGTAGCACCTGTATTTGTTGCATTGCCAGGAACACCCTGTAATCCAGCGATTGCAGGTAAATTCCACCAATAGTCTGAACCATTACCTATTTTCATAATATTGTTTGTAGTATCAAACCCCGGTTCTCCATATGCAAGAACAATTCCTGGTCCATTCGGGGATCCATTATTCCATTGATTAGCAGGTAACCTTCTCACCTGGAAGGTTACGTTCATTGAAGAACATGACGACATATTTATTTAATTGAGATAGTTTTTATAACATTTCATATCGCAATATATTTACTTTAAACAATTCTTATCATCATAATTTTTTATCTTATGATAAAAATATAAAAGAAATGTGGGGAGTATCTGTATATGCAGCTGTTCTGTTCTTTGTTCTGACCCCTGGTGTCCTTGTATCTTTGCCTCCGGGTTCTTCTCTGCTCGTGAAGGCAGCAACGCACGCCGTTGTGTTCGCGGTTGTCCTCGCACTCACGCACAAGGCAGTTGCCCGACTCACCGGTCTGCATTAAACAGATCCGATAAACTCCCACTTTAAATACTCGCAAATCTTCTTCCATATTATATCGTGTTCGATCAAACGATCGCGCGATTTAAGGAGTGAGAAGTATGCCTTGTAGTCATCCAATTCAAGTAGTTCAAAGAATTTATAGAGAATGTAAGAATACGACAGGAAATTTGTGCGGTCATCGGGACAATACAGCAGGAATGGTGCCTGAATTTCCTGAAACATTGCCCGAATCTTCTCTTCAATCTCAGGTGTAATCGTTGGAGGTGGGTTTCCGTTAAGTCTTGATAAGATATGGGCAGAATGTTCATAATATTTTGAACGATTCAATTTCTTCAAAATCTCTCGCATATCTTTCTCCGTCAAATCCGCGATATTCTGAATTCGCCGCTTCTTAATCTCACATACAACCTCATTCATCACATCATCAGGTATAATCGTAGATTCCTTTGCTTGAAACTGATTCAAAATCTCATTCAGGTGATTAATCTTCTTATACGCATAATTATTTCGCTCTTTGGGTGGATCTCGGAAACTTGGGAAATCAGATACGACCATCATATATTCTTCGGAACCACAAGAAGGGCATACAAGCACACCTTCTGCACTCAATTCCTCCCTTGCTATATTACACCTTTCACAATGCTCTGGAGGAACTACCTGTTCTGTATTGCTCGTCTGTATCCTCATACGAGCAGTATATTCCTCAAACAAATCCTTCTTTGAAACAGCGGTATCCATAGAAGTTGGAACCAAATATCGCATAAATGTATTCTGGTCTGTAGGATTGGATGCGATATGTGTCTTCTCCTGCGTTCCATAATACTTCAACATAATGTCTGCGTGTTTCAAATAATAGTTCTCCATAGCATTCGCCTCTTCAATCGTCTTCGTCAGTCCGTCATTTTCCTCCTTCAACTTTGTAAGTTTTATCAAATCATTTAATTCAGTCGCAAATTCTAAATTTGAAAGTTGTTCCTCAATTTCCTCACTTCGTTTCTGTAGTTCGTCTATGTTTGTAGAACGCAGATTATTGATGATATGTGTGTGAATGGAATCCAAGGTTCCTCCAAAATCTTGTTGCTTTGGTTTTGTATCCTTGTATTTCTTGGTTCGGAACACATTATCCATTTTATGATTTCTCATTTTTGTTCTGAAAACCTATATACCTGTTCCTTATATGTCGTATTTGTCAACGCAGAAGGACGCTGGGTTAATATTGTCCGAATACCAGTCTTGAAGTCAATTCCTAATCTCTTACACATAAATGCCAACGAAAGAAATCCACTTCTATTAATTCCACATTGGCAATGAATATATACATTTTTAGACCCTTCTTCGCGTAAAAATGCGTGCAGTGTTTTTTCAAATTCAGCATACCAAGTTATTATGTTCGCATCCAACGAATCAATCGCATTCAAACATTTGTATTTTGTAGGATACTTTTCACGAAACCAAGGCGGACTATTAATGTCAAATGCGCAATTGATAACATGTGTGATTTTATGTTGATTTGCGAATTCAGGTGTTAATGCGAATCCGTGTCCAAATAAGATACGAGAATGGATATAGGCTGGCGGGTCGGTTTCCCACCCCTTTGATTTCCTGCGAAATCCAATTAAATCCATTGTATAATTTAATACACCACTATTAAAACGTATTGCTCTCATAGTAGAATATACTATAAATATTTTTTAAATCATAACACTGAAGAAGGTAGAAAGCACATAACTAATCGCAACGGCAATGAGACCAAGAACTGCTGCGCCCATATAGGACACTACTCCGCCTGAAGTATACATATTGGGAATGTATTGGAGGAATAGGTTGCGAGGAACGGGGAGTGAAATCACCATAGCAGCGAGGAAAAAGGCAAAATAGGTCATCAATCCGCGAAGCACATGCTTTACATAGGCAAATGTCTGGTGCTGTTGAACGGTTTTTACACTTTGGTTAGCACTACTGGGCGATAGGGCGATGAATGGGTCTACACCGCCTGTAACGATAGGAGCAAAGGTAGTAGACTGGGGAAGAGAAGGGTTCTGAACTGGACTGCCTCCGCCACCAAGTAATTCACTCAAATCGGTTGCTCCGTCTGCCATTTATTATTTAGAAGACACCTTTTCGCATTTCGTATCTTCCGCGCGATATTTGTAGCATTTGTTCCCATTCCGAACAATTTTGGATTCTACTTCATCTACAGACAACGACAGGTTCTTTTGGGTTTGCGTAGGGCGATGTAGCATCAAAACAATCAATCCCAATCCAATCAGAAACGAGAAAAAGCAGGAACTGGTTGGATTATGTATTACTTTTAAGATTTGGGGAGACCCAAACCACTTTGTTGGCAACAACTTCATTACTTCTTAGAAGCGAGAGATTTCGCGTCGTCGCCACATTCAACTTCCTCTGCTATGAACTTGACACATCCGGACTTTGTGTGAAATACACTATCATCCCCCGGTGTCGGAAGTTCATTTTCTTTATGATTGGGTGGAACAAAGACAGAAACAACAAGAAGACCTGTTAATACACCAACAAATAACCAAAATACTTGTATCATTTATTACAACCACATATTTGCTTATATTCTGTCTTTACCCACCAAGGAGGTTGAAATTGCCCGTTCTGTGTATAATTTGTACACATTAAAGGACCAAGGTAGTTTTGATTCAACGTAGCACCTTTGTATTCAACTTTTGTATTTCGCCCTTCACCATCCGCTCGGACTTTATTGGTATATGAAGAAGCAGAAGGCATTACTTCTTAGCAGGAATTCGTTTGCGTTTCTTCACAGCAGGGGGCGGTATTACCAATGGTGTTTCAGAAACTTCAGAAGAACTTCCTTTGACCTCATTAAAAATCTGACGCGCCTGTCCTGTGCTTAAATCCCGATACGCCAACTCCAGTTTCAACTTGAGGAGTTTGTCCATAATTTGATATGGGAACATTTCTCACGGCATTGTTCCACGTCCTTGGTTCAAATGGAATCTTCTGCAATTCTTCCGAAGGAGCGGTTCCATAACTCGCATACAGGAAATAACCAAAAGACCCTACTACAAGCAAAAGCAGGATTATGTTGAACCACCAAGCAAATATAGAATCCCGAACAGATTTCACCCAAAGAAGATTATTCTCAATGCGTGAAATACTCTGTTGAACGAGATGAGACATTATCAAAATTATGGAAATTATAAATCTAGCAAAAGCGTAAAGATGTCTTTGCTTACATATGGACTTCCACTGCTATTTGCCAGTATAGGTACATATATAGCAGTCTCTATCGTTGAATCTGACACTACCATAAGTGATTCAACATTGCCTGTAGAAGAACCATCTAGCAGTTTTAATGCTCCAATGACCGAAGGACCTAACTATACCGCACCAATCACCGAAGCGCCAACCTACAATGCCCCTACATTCCAAGCACCCAGTTATAATGCCCCTACATACCAAGCACCCAGTTATAATGCCCCGACATTCCAAGCACCCAGTTATAATGCCCCTACATTCCAAGCACCTACTACTGAAGCACCTACATACCAAGCACCTACTACTGAGGGACCTACATTCCAAGCACCTACTACTGAAGCACCTACATTCCAAGCACCTACTCAAGAGACTTCATATACTAAACCGGTATCTGAAAAACCATCAGTAATGTCATCTCTATTTAGAACTACAGCACCTGAACCAACACCTACGACTTCACCAGTAGGAACTGAACCATCAGTAATGTCATCTCTATTTGGAACTACAGCACCTGAACCAACCCCTCCAACTTCACCATTAGGAACTGAACCAAGACCTACAACTACTGAACCAACTACTGAACCAACCACTACAACTACTGAACCAACTACTGAACCAACACCTGAACCAACGCCTACAACTACTGAACCAACACCTGAACCCACTCCGACGACTTCAATATTTGGAACTACACCGCCAGAAACTACAACTCAACAGGATGTAGAAAGTTTAGAACCTATTTCTCAAGCAGACGCAGAACCGCGTGAAACAAAGAAGGATTGTGCTTCACGGACGCAAGAAAGTACGGACCAATCAGACACATTGGACCCTATGGTCCAGCAACCTGATGAGGTCCATAAGAAACAATGTTCATAATACCTCTGGATAAAAGCATTGATAAAACTGAATGTTCTTCATTTGTTTCAAAATATCATCAATGTGTCTTGATGTATTTTCGTGAGTACAAACCTTTATCTGCTTATTAGGGAACGCATTTCCAAGTCTTACAAGTTCATATTGCTCTATTGAAGTCAGTGTTTTCATACAGATTTCAATAGGTCTATCTTTGTATATTATAGTTTCACGCAGTTCCTCCATTATTAATATGAGTTCAAAGGTTGTGAATATGGGTTATTCTTCAACGCAGACACCGTAGAAGGTCCATTGCGTTCCACATAAATATCTTCCTGTAAAGGTTCCTTGTAGCGATACGAACCCAAATGTTCCAAACCAGGTGTCACAATGTTCTGCGGCACATTGAACCGGAATGTATCGGACAATACCGTCTCATCCTTCTTTGTTTGGACCGAGTAGTTCTCTGCGCCGACAGATACACCGACTCCGTGCTGTCCCGCAGGTCCTGGTCGTCCCTCTGCCGTCAGTTTCATAAACTCCTCAAATGGTTCGGTAAAGGCACGAATGTAAGACGCAAAAATGGCATTACCACCTGCAGCACCATTATACTGGACGGAAGTTGTCTCACGCGCCTGTTCCTTCATAGGTTGTTCCGCGTTAATACGGTTTCCCTTTTGCGCCCCAACGGTCGTATTGGCACGATCCATTCCATACAGGACAAATCGGTCAGGGCGATTCTTCACAACATCTGCCTGAATGCCTGGCTGTGTAATCGTATTCACACCACGAATGAGTGGTGGCTGGTATGAAAGTTTCTCCTTTCCCTCTACACGAATTTCATCGGTAGTTTTGGGCAAAGCATAGTCGCGATATTGGTCCTGTTGGTAACCTCCCTTGGGAATGTTTGTGAATCCATCATTGCCTCCGGGTCCTACTTGTAATTGTTCAATCGGGAATACATTATGCGTTCGCAGAGATGAAACCATACGAGACTGCTCAAAGTCGGTTTCTACCTGATTATGAAAAGGAAGTCCAGTTCCAGGCTTGGCGTCATACAGCGACTTAACTTCACGCTTTTGGAAATATTCCTTACCTGCTCCTGTGTGATTATCCAAAATATTGTCGGATGCTGCTGAATACATACTCTGTGTTACATTTGCTCCAAAATAAGGAACTTGATTGGAATGACCCTTTCCTTCTGGTGTAGTATCAATAGAAACGGCTTCCTGCGAAGAAACTGGAGTATCTAACTCAAATCCCTCAGGTTTCTTACTATGACTTTGAGAGGCCAATACATATCCTAAGGTTCCTAATCCAGCAAGTAAAGCCAACTCAATCATTTGTATTCTCATCTACTTTTTATCTTTCTAAATGGACCACATTGACCAACCATTACGATTGAACGGCCATACCTTGATATGCGCCATATCCTTCTTCAATCGATCAATCGCTTCCTTGTCTTCATGCGATCTAGACCCAATCGGTATAGGATACTTGCGATTATTACAATCGGGTTTAACTCCATAGCAATTAACTCCAAACTTGGTATTCAAGTCAAAGTATCCTCCGTTAATACCTGGACGACCGCAAGACTTTCGCTTTCGTGTGTCATCATCCTGCTGTAAGAAACTCCATGTTCTCTCTTGGGTTGGATACAACGCCATTCCGCCCTGCGTCCATCCATACCCACACCATTCAGCACCCTTGGAGTATGCCTCTAATACTTGGTCATATGTGGCAAGTTGAGCATCATATACCGCACATACATTTGAAGCGTCTTTGTAAGTGTAATTATTCTCTGCGATGTAGAAGACTTCGGGAACATTGAGTGGAAGTGGAAGCGACCAATCAAACGAAATTCCAGTAGGTTCGGGAGCTTGTTCTGTATCAAATACAAACCTTACTGGGAACTCCAAAGGAACGCCAAGCCAAATACCGAGGAAATAGGAACCTAAGCATAAGACTAGAAAGACAGCGACAACGGCTGCGATACTACCTGTAGAAAAGTATGTAGCTACAGAAAGTAGCAGAATTGTAATAAATACCTCAACTGAAACAAGGTTCATTCTATTATTCATCTACGCAATAATAAATCAGCATACGCGTAGTATTGGACAATGGGAACTGCTTTGGTCCGTGATTTACGATACGAGTATCATCCAAAATAAACCAAGGCGAACCTACGGGCATATTCCGACCATATGCCCACCAATGCGCACCATTGAAGCAAAGAACGGATAATAGGGCATACTTTCGCTTATTGAGGACTAAAATGCTTGAATAATCTACATTGGAATCAATCGTCAAATGAAAAATCATATACTTGGGAAATGACCCAATCAACTGCTGTAAATGTCCTCCCTTTTCTTTACATTTCTCACATACCCACTCTTGAATAGGGATTGGTTTCACTGTATTCTCAATACATTTTGCAATAGGTTTTCCACCACCCTCACTCAATAAAAAATTAATTGTAGATTCCTGCTTGACACTCTTATCTTTACAATGGTCGCATTCAATACAACTGCCTATCGTAAATCTACACAATTTATCCAAAAAGGGCAACTTATCGCATAATTTGGTTAATAGTTCATGACTATCGCCGATACCTTCTCCTGCTGGCATTACATCGGACTTAACCGCATCAAAGAATTCACGAAGACCTTGTTTTCCCTTTGTCTTCCAAATCAAACACAGACCCTCGTCAATTGTATTACCTTTTTCAAAGATTCCTGCCTCGTATCGCGCACGAACATCTGGAAACCTGAAAATCGCTTGAAGTGTCGCATTCACCCAACAACTTCCTTTGAAATTTACAAGACCAAACATTATATAATTGTGTGTAATTCTATTGAACATACTAACGCTGGAATACTTTAAAGTCGTTCAAATATGGTTGCGGAGGAGGAGATGTTGGAAATGGTAGGGTAGCAAAAGGTTTGTAGAAATAAATGGAATATTGTTGTGTAGCAGTATCCGACCGATGCGTTCCATCATCTTCCGGTGGGCGATTGGGTCCTATTTCGTCGTGATGACTTATTGAATGTCTGCGCGGTCTAGGATATTTATAGGTAGGACCATATAAATCTGGGTCAGGAGATGGACCTATTAATTGGTTCGTCATATGTTCCTTTCGCTGTCCGAGTAGGAACATAACAATTAGAAAAAGAAGCAAAAACCAATACATTATTCATTACTTAGAATTTACCGGAGCGGATTCGCTGGTTGCGATGCTTCGATATACGGAAGGATTTGCCCCAGTAATTCCATTCCAATTGGAAGACATCGCATCATATCGTGCTTGAACTTCGGGATTTGAGGGTTTTAGGTCCTGAAACCCAGATACTCCGATTTCGGAACTTGATGTATTGTAAGGTTCAGCACTTGTAGATTTAGGAAGCGTTTGGACTCCAAGAGACGCATTGTAATTCAACCACTGCTGGTCCATTTAGTTCTCTACGCGTAAAATTAAATGAAAGAATTGAAACGCTCGGAAGACATCAAGAAATGCTTGAAGTCTTCCAAACCGGTTGCTATATTCTTCTATATGGACGGATGTCCTCATTGTGAAGCGATGAAACCCATATGGAATGATTTGGAAAAGGAAAATCCCCGTATTGAGTTTGTAGAGATTGAAAGTGCGAATGTTCCTTCTGAATTAGGAATTGTTGGTTATCCAAAGTTTATGAAGATTGAAGGTTCCAAGCAGGTTGGTAGTGCTGATGGTGAAATGACCAAAGAGGAACTAAAGGGGAAATTACTTCATACTGGCGGACGGCGACGCAGGAATCGTTCCAGAAGGTTGCGCCGTACTAGACGGAAGACTCTCCATAGATCCACGCGCCGGAACATACCCCTCTGAAAGCAACTTACCGCCTCGTGATAGGGGCGAAGAAGAAGTATCCGGTTCATCATAACCCTTTGATAACCAAGCGAGGAATCCATCTTGGTCATTGGGAACCTTTGCAGACTGAAGAGTGTGAAAGGTTCGCATTGCTTGTGTTTGGTCAAATAGGTCGGTTGTGTCCATATAGATATCATTCGTGTGCTGGAATGCCTTTGCGATATTTGCTCGGACCTGCTTATCTGTAATCGGTGCTGCGTCAGGGCGGTCAGGATTATCACCAATATCCGTCAATAGAACATTCATAAAGGGATTGTTCGGTGTCGGCATCGTCCTCTTCGTGTCATCTTTGGATACATTCAAATATGCTTCTAACTTCTTTCCATTCGGAAACAATACATGGAGAACATAGGTCAAAAATAGGACTACCGGCAAGAGCAATAGGTAATTTGTGTTCTGCGTTGCTACAAATAGCAGGAGAGTGAAATATACCGTGAAACGAGCAACAGCGTTCAGTGCCTCTGTTGTGGTCATATCCGGTGTAGGCACAAAGCGAAACCAATTACACGACGCAATAAAATGCGACGGGTCTTCATACCATATTTTTTGAATACACATCTCTTATCTTATTTTATGATTGAGTTTTTTCGCGGTGTTTTCGTTGCAGTCTCGCAATCATTCGTTGTCGCCGTGCTTCTGGAGAATTAGAAACTAATACACTTGACGAAACCTCTGAACGCCTTCCTCCAATCGCCTCGTTCAAAGCAGACCCAAATATAGATGTAAGTTTTGCCTTGATGCCCTCAATATCTTCCTGTATCCTGCTTTGTGAAATTTCACCTCGCTCTACCTTCTGCTTCAAAAGACCTTGAAACTTTTGAATGAACTTTTGGACCATAGGGTGTTCTGGGTTTCGTGCGATATCCATAAACTCGTGTGGGTTTTCAAGCAAACTCTCAAACTCTGAGACATCCAAATTGGTCAGAATATCGTTGAAGACAACGGCAATTCGCGTATTTGTACAATATTCTAAAAAATCTTGAATAGAACTTTGAGCATTCTCGTCATTCAGGATTCGTGAAATCTCATCGGTTCCTTCGGTTGGATTCGCAGACATAAAATTCTTTGCCACACTCAGCAATGAGTCCAACTTGTCTCGGAAGTTTCCAGATGTGAAAGACACGAACAAACATACAGGCAGATGCTTCCAAACAATGTCGTGATTCATCTCGGACAACGGCAACTGAAAAAGGGTGTGTGTTTTTGTGAATAGAGTTTCGTTCTTCTGAACAATCATCATAATTTCAGGATACAGCGACTCCAGTTCCTTCGCGGTGGCATCTTCGTTGTATTCTGGTATTCCAAGTTCATCTGCGAATTTACGAAGAACAGCAGACAAGTCCATTTATATGTAAAATATAGGATTGTTTAAATACTCTCCCACTCCGACAATTCGGAATGGTATGACTCATACAATCGTTTTAATTTTTCAATGACCTCTAAGACATCATACATTTTCCCTCGAATGTAATTTGGCATTCCTAATTGGTTTGCCGGTCCTTCTAGTTTGCTAATTCGTTGAAGTTCTGCGATAATTTCCTCCATTCTTACACTTTCTTTTGCGGTATTTCGAAAATCCGTTTTACATCTCCTACAAAAAAGCTCACAATTAAATTATTATCTTCAATTTTTGTTTCTATTTGTTTTATTTCTTTTATTTCGTTCTCTGGCAGAGGAATGACCAAATCACGAATATTATTAACGCCGGTGTATCGCACAGAAAGCATGCGTCTAAACAGGGGTGTGAGCATTGGGGTATGTCCTTACTATTAGATTTAAAGTTCCGTTAAAGCGCGATTTCCACCACGAGACTCAAACAACTTCTCATCTGAGGAACTCAGGCAAACGCATCCACTATCGGTGCTGATAGGGGTCTTACCGCAACAAGAGGGCGAACTTGGGTTATTGAGCAGGTGCATCGGGTGAGGATTGGAGTCTGCCGGTGCTGCCCCCTTTGGGACATCCTCGGTTGCTAACCAACCCGCTGCGACACCTGGGAGCGATACACCATCATAGGGACCGATACCGGTTCCACCAAGGGGGGCGCCAACCTGCTGTTGCATAAAGTTCTCCTTACCCTTGGGTGCCCACGAGGAAACAGATAACAACAATCCAGCAAGGACTGCGGCAACAAAAACGGCCAGAATGAATAAAGTCTTTCGCATTTGTATTTTCAACCGCGATTTTTTACTGAAAACGGATTGTTTAAAACTACAATTATCAAAGTCATTAGACCAGAATGGAAATCCACGAACTATCGCTTGTAGAACTGAAGCAGTTGGCGAAGGTTCATAATCCTCCTATTAAGTATTACTACATCAAACCGCGTTTGGAGTTGATTAAAATTCTTACGATGAAAGAGTTTCCAGAAGAGATGAAGATTGAAAAGAAAACAATTCACCAACTACGCAAGGATGCGAGAGAGAAGGGGTATTTGAATGTGTGGAAGATGAACCGCCAAGAACTCATTCATTTGCTATATCCTAGCACGAACGAGAACAACGAGAATGATAATCATACAAAGGAACATAATCACCCAAAGGAACGTAAAAGCGAGGAGGTAAGGATAGAGATATGAAAACACCTTTGAAAGAATGGGTCGCAGTATATGTTGTTCAAAATACGCTTGGAATTCAGGAGATGAAAAAAAGGAAATAGGATCCGCCAAGGGATGCTTTTTCATTCTTTTTTGTCTATGATTGGATATAAACGTAAAGATGAAATCTTCACAGACCACTCGTTTAGCCCTCGTCCTCGGTGGTGTTGTTGTTCTCGCGTATTTGATTAGCTCCTATTCATCGGTCAAGGGCAAACTTACTGAGGGTCTAGAGGTTCTCGGACAGACGCTGACGACCCCCACGGGCCCTCTGGCCGATGGTGGTCCTCTTGCGCCTATGAGCTACAGCGCTGGTGGAAACGCCCAGCCCACGGAGGCACTACAGGGTCGCCACCCAGCATCCCAGTCCACCTATACCAGCTCCACGCTCTCAGCCGGTGAACTCTTGCCTACTGGCGAGATGGGTGCATCATGGGCCGCAGTGAACCCTTCGTCTATGTCGGACCTCAAAGGCCAGAACTTCTTGGATGCAGGATACCACACCAACACGGTGATTGCCGGTGTGTCTCAGACGAACCGCAATGCCTCTTGGGATGTCCGCTCCGAGCAGCCGAACCCTCAGGCGCCTGTGGGTCCCTTCCTCAATACGACGATTGAGAGCAACCCCTTCAAGCGAGGACTTTCATAATAAAGAAGTGGTAATTCATATTTAATCACCTATATAGAATAATGTTATCCACAGCGGTCGCAATCGGCGCTGCTGCTGCCGTGTTATACGCGGCAACACGAGGACCCGCAAACTTAACATATGTTCGCAGTAAGAACACGAATAAGGACTATTTAGTCCAAGATTTACCCGACAAGCAGGAAGCATCTGAGCGAATGGCGTCTATTCAGGGAAAGATTGAAAAGTTATTCCAACGATATCGCGACGACCCTGCTACCGATGCTGAACCGCGTATTCAAACGATGATACAACGATTCAAACCTGAGAATATGTGTGAAAGTGATATGCGTGATTCCACGACATCCTATTCTGAAAACAAAGGAGACCGAATTGTAGTCTGCTTACGCCAAAAGACACACGGATATCCGTTTGTAGATGAAAATACGATTATGTTTGTAGTTCTTCACGAAGTAGCACACTTGATGACCTTTAGTGTAGGTCATACACCTGAATTTTGGGCGAACTTCCGTCGTCTGCTAAATGACGCTATCGCAGTAGGTATTTACCAGAATGTGAACTACAATCACTCACCGGTGCCTTATTGTGGAATTGAAATTAATAGCAGTCCGTTATAATAAGATGCTCCGTGTGGAGATTACGGAGAGTACAACAAATCAAAGAAGTTTTGTATCATTTTTTGACGACGACACGATTGATACGGTCCGTCAACAAATCGGTCAAACTTTAGACATTCATCCTGACCGATTGCTGATTTTGGCTCGTATTGAGAGACCTGCTGATTACTATAAACGAAACCCACAACGATGGGAAGCGCTATTCAATCGCATTTCATTAACAGAAAAGGTCATTCAGCGTGTTCCATTTTCCGAATATCAAACATTCTATCGCAGTCCTACTACCTCGGTTGTCTATTCTGAAATTGATAGCAGTGAATGGATGGAAGTTCCAGAAAACTTGATGGAAATATATGCTCCTGAGGAATCCTTTTCTGAATATATGGTCTTTGGAGTCAAACAAGAACTATCATTCATTGTACCGCGAAATTATGATAACATTGTATCCAAAATCCCATCCTCTCAATTCCCAATTCCAGATATATCTGCGTTGGTTTTCACCTTGTATGACCCATCGGACATTAAAGGGTTCTTCTGTATTCCATATGAAGAATCCGCACAACAAGTTCAACCCATTTACTTTCCTCTGATGCGACCTACAAGTCCTTCGCGTTTAAGTCAGGAAGAAATAGGACTTTTGAAGCAGAATGAGAAACGAGTTCAAGACCTTCTTGCTTTAAGAAGTCCTGAACCAACATCGGTATCCATATTGCGAACAAGGTTTCATATTCCTTGGGTTGAAACCGATTTTGGTTCTGCGATTCGTACTCGATTTGAACAAATGTTTTATGGTTTAACAGTTTCCGAAGAAGTTCCTTGTATCACACTATTCACCGGTAATTCTGAAGTATCACGCCACAAGTTCTTTGTGAAAAATCCTAAGAAGAAAACTCCATTTGTGGATATGCAGAATTGGAATGCGTGGTGGAATACAACGAAACCTTCTCGCAATCGTCCTACATTAGTAATCTATCGTGGAAATACAAATCAGCACTTTGACAGAATTGCGATTACATCCGTAGATATGGTCTTATCCACCTATCGC